AGCTTATTTTTTCGCCTGTCTGAGATGTATACCCGTCTGGGTTGAAGCGAATAAATACAATCGGACGATGACCTACATCTCGGGATATTTCCATTACTCGCTTATTTTCACAAGAACAACCATACGAATCGTGTTTATTTTCATCAATTTCAGTGATAACAATGTGTGTTCCCAAATCTAATAACAAATCTGGGCGGCGTCTCGAACAACCGTCCGCTACTTTTTTATCGGCAACCCACGTAAAATCCGGATATACTTTACGTATACTATCTACAACCTCTCTTTCCTTTGTTTTGTGATTACGCATTGCTGGTTTATCACGATTATCCGGATTATTCACAAAACACGGCATACAATACCCTTCATATTTTGATTGTTTCCTCGTTTCACACCATTCGTTTTTACACAATGCACTGCCACCGCATTCTTTACACTGTGATTTGAATTTGCAGTGTTCGCATATTTCACTGCCACCGCATTCTTTACAGCGTGATTTGATTTTGCCGTGTTCGCATATTTGACTGCCACCGCATTCTTTACAGCGTGATTTGATTTTGCCGTGTTCGCATATTTCACTGCCACCGCATTCTTTACAGCGTGATGTGCGTTTGCCGTGTTCGCATATTTGACTGCCACCGCATTCTTTACACTGTGATTTGAATTTGCAGTGTTCGCATATTTGACTGCCACCGCATTCTTTGCAGCTTGATTTGCGTTTTCCGTGTTCGCATAATATTTTTGTTCCATTCCATGTAACAATTTCATTTTTATACATATATTTTTGTTCTTTTATTCGGTCGGTTACATTGGGTAATGGTAGATAATCACTCATTTTTTAATGTTATTTTATAATTATTGTTATAGCGTAAATACAGTTTTCAATTTTGTACCATTATCCAAATAAAAATCCCATCATACTATATAATGGCAGATTCCAGTTATAAGAAATGGCAAATTAGCATCTTCTCAGCGTTCATATTTGTGCTAGTGATACATCCTTACACATACAAGTTAACCCAACAAATGTTTGGTAGCATTTTAGGCAAGATATCGGAAGCAAATGGTTGCCCAACTATCCGCGGGTTAATCCTGCATACACTCGTCTATATATTATTGGTCCGTGGGTCTATGGATTTGAAGCTTTTTTCAAAGTAATCCTCGAATATATTTTACTATATTGAGAACATTGACACTATAATCATAAAAATGTATTGGATTTTGATGATGGAGAACCTTAGTTGTAACAAAATTGAAATATCGGTTCCCATGTAACACGTACGCATAATTTACCCGTACACTATGACCGGGTTAGACCAAAAAGACGGGTTTATTGTTTCACCGGATGGTAATTTCGCATTATTGATTAGCGACAAGGATAATACTATTGCGGGGGAAGATGTTCTCTTTATAAAACAAGATTATATTGAAAATATACGACCAGATAGCCCACTTTACCATATGATACACGAAAGTGACAAATATAAAGGTCGAATTAAAAAGGTCAAAGAACAATATCTAGATAACGGCTTTATCGGTTATAAATATTATAAGAAGTTAGTGTCAGTATCAGAAAAATACACCGACAGGCAAAATAAAATAAACCAAGAAATAATTAATGTATCTCCACACCGCGAAAACGACTGCTTGGGTTTTGCTGAATGCTTAGCTCGAGGGTTTACTCACATCCCCCCGGATACAGCAGTATTTAAATCAAAACATTTAACAGAATTAACAGATATTGTTGAGTGTACCGACTATTCGCACGATAATAAACCAATATTCGGCGAATGTGACGAAAAAAACATACAAATCGCTATGCAAACCGACACTAAGTATACAAATAATAATGCGGTACCAGAACAAGGTGAAACCTATGTGATTGTAACCATCAATCATGGAGACTACCTCATCCCCGACGCCGAGACTACTCCTTTTCACGCAACTACTGTAATATACCAGACAACCGATGGCAAAACTAATATTACATTGGAGGCATTTGCCGAGACAAAAGACCGATTTCCGCGATTTAAACTTTATATCACTGACCCGGATAGTGAATATACATTTCATAATAATTGGATGAAAGATACAAACCCCGGAGGGTTTAACAAAAACCCAGAACTACCGAAAATAACTATTGTTTTGAAAGATAAACAACCCAAGATATCTAGTTGTAAACGAATCAGAGAGCATGATGATGATATTATACATGTGCACCCAAGTAAAATAGCAGGTGGGAATTCAAGGAAAACATAAAAACACGAAATATAAGACCGATCACACTAACACTTTCACTTACTACCAATAAAAAAGACCTATATACAGTCTTTTTTATTTTGTTTTTGAATTTTTAACTTCATCTTGCTGACACGAATACAGCGATCGCGACGTCAATAAAATTGAAAATGACTCACGCTTACTACACATCATAATAAATACTAAAATGTCTCGAACTGAGGAACTAATTTCTGCCCGTCGCGAGGACGTATCGCAATCATACAACTCAGCGGCTGCAACGAATCGGCGCCTTTATTTAGAAGGTGACGTAAAATCAACCGCTGAATATATTTTTCCAAATCAGATGGATGACGCAAACGCTATCGTCGACCTATTTTACAATGGTAAACGAGTAGTAAGCGTGCAAAAAAAGACAAAAGTTGGCGCTGACGGACTAATGGTCGCAGTTGCAAAATTGTTATGTACGCATATCGACGATGGATTTGTTACCAACCCGTCAAATGTAAAAATTTTAACCGGTATGAGTAATGCTGGTTGGGAGAAAGACATGATCGACAAGGCTCCCACTTGCTTTAAGACCAATATTTTCCATCATGGAAAATTATCCCGAGTAGATTTAATGAATATGCGCAATGGACTTATCATTATTGATGAGATTGATACGGGTGATAAGGAGTTTCAGGTTTTACATAATACTTTGAAAGAAGCGGGTGTGCTTGACGTAAAACACATGGAAGAAAACAATAACCGGTTTCTCTTTATCAGTGCTACTATGATAAAAGAACTTTATGATCTATATCAATGGGGCGGTCTTCATTCGCTATATAAGATGACAATCCCACCTTCGTACTTCGGTCACAACGACTTTTTAGAGCGAGATATAGTAAAGGAATTCTATTCGTTGAATCACGATGAAACTGCGAATAAATGGGTTAAAGAAGATATAATTGACAATTATAAAAATGACTTTAGAGTTCATATAGTGAGGGTCACTACTAAAACAGTCTACGTAGTTCAAAATGCTTGCATTCGCAATAATGTATCATTTCGAAATCATACTTCGACTGACCGTCTTTCGAAAGAACAAATCGGCGAGTTTTTCGAAGAACCTCTCACCCAACACATTGTCCTTGGCGTAAAGGGGTTCTTCCGTCGAGCAAATCTTATTCCAAATCGTTGGAAACTTCGTATTGGCGCTACACATGAACTTTATACCAAGGTCACCGATTTTAACGTTCAAATTCAAGGTCTACCTGGAAGAATGACCGGGTACTGGAGGAGTGATATCGAAGGCGGTCATAAAACAGGACCTCACCGCACTTCAATAAAAGCTATTAATGAATATGAAAAAATGTATATTGATCCATTTGGATATAATGTTTCATATCAAACTGCTGGTTTTCGTAAGCACAAGGGTCAAGTTTCTACCAAGTCTACATTATTCTCACCCAAACATATCGCGAATCTTGAGTCTACTCCATTTCCCATTATCAGTAACAACGAATTTGCACGCGGATATGAAATCTTTTCATCTCAAGCAGAAAATGAAGAATATGCCGCAGCGACAACTGGTTCTGAAATACGTGAATCTAACTATCATGTTAACCCCGATGGATTCAAAATGTGTTCTACAACTTCACTGAAAGTACATTCATTAGAAGAAGTATTAAAATTTACAACAACAGCAAACGAAGGTAGTAATCTAAACAAGAAACTATCTGACCTAATGATTGGAGACTACGCGCATCGTCGGTATGTTTGCTATGAAAATATTAATGATATTTCAACAGAGAAGTTTGTTACTATTTGGGTAAAACGCATAAAAGAATAACTTCTACTGTTTCCACATATCAATGAAACAATCTAATTTATAAAAATTCAAAACTAATAAAAAAGACCTATATACAGTCTTTTTTATTTTGTGCGGGATTGGTTGTAATCTATAGCTATAATTCACGTAACTTCATCAAGTCCACTAGGTAGTATTTCTTCAGTGTGGTATATTTTTCATTTAGTTCGACATATTTTTTACTACTGGTTATATCAGTTTTAAGTGTTTTGTGTTCGTTGAAGAGAATCTCATATTGCTTGATAAGGACCTTATTTTTATTTCGCTGTAACTCGTACGCGTCATTTATGTTAAGAATAAATATCATGGAACATATGGGTAAAATTATGAAGAATGATACCATACTAATGATACTTATTTCAATTGTCATAGGTGCACTCATAGTTGTTGTCTTGTTGTTTGATGTCATATACTTATAAATATTTTATTATTCAATTTTATAGAGGACGAGAACTTGGTCCCATAGTGGTGGGGACATCGCCATAGATGTCAGCTATTCTCTTCTCGGCTCTAAGTCCTATCATTCGACGACGGGCGATAGCCTTGTCGAGTATTGATTGAGCTTTCTGTTCCTTTTCGACAGTCGTATATTCAAGAAGTAACTTGTTTAAGAGCGTAATCACCTTACATGTCTTGTTGCTCTTAATTATAGGGTCAATAATAGCCCTTACCTTAGTCTCTACGCCACGAATATTGGGCGAACGTTCTGACTTACTACCCGATTTCGCTACCGTCTTTCCATTCCCATTGTTTGCCTTCGCTACCGACTTACTCGCAGAGTTCGATGTCTTTACCATGCTGGTCGTGTGTTATTTGATGCCGATATTTATCAGGTATTATAATCAAATTTTCTCCACTAGTATATATGAGTATTTGCAACAATCAATTGTTACAAGTTGAATTAGACAATCGTTATATACAATCATGGACTCCACTCGAATGTATTGACAAAACAGCTAAAAACTGCGGAGCATCCGCGTTAGCATTAGCCAAAATCATACCTAAAGATTTAGCCCAACTAATCAGCCGAAATACAGAATTATCTGGTATCAACGAAACCAAAATGTTAGATATTATTAATAAAGAAAACGCAATGGAAGCTAAATATGGATTACGATTTGATTCCATACGCAATTATCCCAACATATTTGAAGAATTAGAGCCTGGCAATGGTACCATCGTGATGTTCGCGCGCCGCAACGCCGACGGACACGTTGTAATTCTAGCCAAAGATACTGACAATAAAAAATATATATTAGAAGCACAATATTTACAAACATATACGGAAGACGCAATACTGCCTTACATAGAGAGTCAATCATATACCCAGTTTTTTGTATTTTGTAAGACCACAACAGCGAACCAACATTTATTTACCACCATCATTCAAAGTATATTGGGTAAACGGAAACTGGATGAAGTGGAACTTCAACATGAAACACCACAGAAAAAAAGAACCAGACGTAATAAACCATCGATTAACCGTAAGATGAACGTGGATACGGAAGAAAGTAGCCAGATGGATATTAGTGACGATGAAGAGGATAATAAAATGATGATTGACGGTGGCAAAACAACAAAAAAGAACAAACCGGACAAAAAGAACAAACCGGACAAAAAGAACAAACCACGAAAAAAAGGGAAAACCAGAAAGCACAAAAAATAACCGTTTACAAACCATTTTCGTTCATCAAACAGTAACAATTTCGCTTCATATTCTATATAATGAGTATTGTAATTAGAGAACTACCACCAGAACAGATTACGCCTATTGTAATAAACGATTTAGACATCGAAAATCAACCCGATGTCTACGAATCATTTTATCAGGTTTTACAGCAGATACCTATAGCGATTAGTCTCGTAATTACCTATATTGTTGAATATATCCTCACCATAATAAACATTGTGTATGGACCCATACAGAGGCAGTATGATTTACTCACTACTAATACATGCGTCAGCGAATCCAATAGAAAGAATATCTAACAATATAGTAGAATTCATCACATGGAAGAACCGACCAACATCTTTTACAAAATATTTGAAATTATGGACCATTATGAGAACATATTAGATAACAGTTCCTATGAAGGCGATGATAAATACACAGAAGGGGACGATTTCTTCGCGTTTCTGTTTAAAAATATGAAAAAACAAGAAGCCACCCCCCAAAAAGAGCCCAATACAGAACCTAAACCGGAAACCGACGCAGAGAAAGAACCCGACCCAGACCACAACAAGGAACTTGAACCAGAAACAGAGCCGGAAGTTGATAAAAATCCGGTTATTAAAGCGTATATTAAGAAATGTTACAAGAAAATTGTATTAAAATGCCATCCGGATAAAAATAAATCTACCCACAATGCAGACACTCTATTCATCAAATGCCACAACTATTATGATAATAATTTCTTGATTGGATTATTGTATATCTTTTACTTATATAAGATATTACCGCCCGCTCCATTAAATAACACCGCACCTACCGAACTTGACGAGAACTCTAACATCCTAGTAGAACAAATTTTTAAGGAAATACGGTTAATACAAGACAAACTTACCCAGTTTGAATCTCATATGAAAACACACGAAGAACCGTCTTAGTTATTTTCAGTAAACAATATAATATTTTGGATTCATATATTATATTGAAAATGCCGTCGAAGGAACAAAAGAAACTCAATAAACGAGAACAAAATGAACTCAATCGTATAGCCATACAGAAACAATATGCTGAAGAACTAGAATGGGATAGAGGAACCGATACACGCGGCATTCAACGCAGACAACAACACGATGAGAAGCTATCTGAGAAACTACGTCGTAAAAAAGAACGCCAAGAATTACTCGAAGAAGAAGGATAGTCCATACTGTAACTTAATTTAGTTCATTTTTTACTTATATTTATATAGATACATCAAAAAGTCGAAAAAGAAATGGCTCAAGATTTAGAAAATGGACATAAAATAAATGTCCAATTTCGATTTGGTCGATGGAGAATCCGTTTGGGAATTGTTGAAATTTGCGTATTAGACCATAATGCTGCGATTTCATAAAAATGGTGTAAAAAGTTGTTACCATAAAAAAAAAAGTATAATACGGATGAATGGACTTAGAGCGTAAAAAGTATATCCTATTAAGATATATGGGTGATATACATTTAGGGGCAATTCGGGCAACGAAATATAGATGTGAAAAATGTGACTTTAATTGCAATAAAAAGTATGATTATGAACGCCATTTATCTACACGTAAACATATAAAGATACATCAAGATAAGGATTTAAGTGCGATTGAGGGCAAACAATCTTACTCCTGTCATTGTGGAAATGTGTATAAACATCAATCTGGTTTATATCGTCACAAAAAGAACTGTACGATAGAAAAATCAGCTAATACATCAAGCGCAAATGACGACAAGTACGATATGTTATCAAGCACAATAATGATGTTAGTCAATGAAAACCGCGAATTCAAGCAATTGTTGATAGACCAGAATGCAAAGATGATGGAAATGGCAGGAAATATGGGCGGAAATAATCATCATAATAACAATACAACGAATACAAACAGTCACAATAAGTTCAATTTGAATGTTTTCCTCAACGAACAATGTAAAGATGCTATGACATTGAAGGATTTCGTGAAAAATCTGGAAATCTCCATGGAAGAATTCATAGAAACCGGCGAAATCGGGTTTGTGGATGGATTATCTCAAGTAATGATTCAACGAATTGGCGATATGGATATTCACGACCGTCCTATTCATTGTACGGATCTCAAACGAGAGACAGTTTATGTAAAAGACGCCGAAAAGTGGGAAAAAGACGTCAATAAGGAGAAACTACGAAAGGCAGTTAAATGGGTAGCCCATAAGAATGAACGAATGCGTCCAGTTTGGTATGCCGAAGCCCCCGAAGTGGATACCATGGGAACCGAGAACTATGAAAAGTTCTTCAAATACTCAGCGGCGGCATTAGGTGGATACGGAAAGGAAGAAAATAAGACATTTGAAGACAAAATAATGAAAAATGTTCTCAAAGAAGTTACAATTGATAAGCAAATGAAGATTGAGTAGATGAGATTAGGAAAAGGATATAGATAGTTTCTTGTAAATCATATTACTATGGAGAATCCTTCTATAAATGTGTCTGAGTTAGACATTTCCGACTTTTTAACGCCATGTGAGGAGTCCCCCTATAATAATCATCGTAGCAAAAACGATAAAGAAAGACGTTATCGGCAACAGATGGAGTATGGTGCGAAAAAGTACATAAAGCCGTGACGTACGGGCACCAAAAGCCAACAGATTCCTACAAAAGGAAATCGTAAGCACAGATAACTATGTTTTGGTAACTGATGATGATGTAACTATATCGTAATGACGGAACTTATTGTACCCGAAAGTATATGTACGTCAAAACACCCAAAACAACCCAAAACAAATCACATAAAAATTGATAATGTGATTAACAATGAATTCTGAATGAAATCCATTGTTAATAATGAATTATTACGACGAAATCTGTAACTGGCGACAATATGTAAATAAGAATACTGTAAAAAATGTAATTAACTTCTGTATTACGAATTTTGGTATCTACTCCGTCTGGGTAATCATGCATTACATAGCCTCACACTTGTATGTGTATTGGTGTGTTCCGGCTACGTTTGTAGGTATAATAATGTCCCCATTCTTAGTGCCTGCCCCTCATTGTTACGGTCTTCGGTGGGCTATTTATCACGGTGGCAATAGCATAATTGCGATGTGGACGATTGTTGGCATATGGTTGCTTGGGCGCATATTACCATTGAAGTCGGAGTAAATCGGTTATACATATTTGAAGAATACTCTTTTTTTTCGCATTATATTATAACATGACAAAGACAAAGAAGGTTAGACCATCAAAAACAGGTAGGAGAACAAGGACAAAAACAAGGACAAAAACAAAAACAAACAAAGTACAAAAAGGCGGCGATTCAAATACGAATTTCATAAACGCGGTGAGCGAAGGAGATTTGGAATATGTAGAGAACCAGGTAGGAAATATAACCGACCTTAGTTTTGAAAATAGTGATGGAAATACCCCATTGGAGATAGCCATCAACAAATACAATGAATTAAGAGATAGTGGTGACGATACATTTGATAATTTTGAAAAGTCGAATATATTTAGTCAGATAATATCAATTCTCTTAGAAAATGGCGCTAATGGCGAGAACATACGTCTTCCGCGCTTTAATTTCGTGAGAGTAGACCTAACAAATGCCAAACTTAAGGGGGCTGATTTAACTGGTTCTGATTTAGAAGAGGCTATATTAGACGGTGCGAATTTAGAAAATGCTAACCTAACTACTACTGATCTTCAAGATACCCAAATCCGAAATGCGAACCTTACAAACACGAATTTTACGAACGCAAATATGGATGGTGCAAATATAAATGGGTCGATAACCCAGGATGCGAATTTTACGGGTACTCTATATGACCCGACGTCAACCACCGAATTACCCGGAACTCCCGACAATGTATTCCGAACAACCACCGATTTACCAGACATTCAACCAAGAAGGTTAAACTTTGATGAAACAATTTCCAATATAGATATGAATGTGAATTACGACAATAGCGGTGATATAAGTGATATTGAGTCCGACCCTACTAATAATAACAATATGGAAGAGGTTGGAGACGAATGGTTATTAGACCTAATGGATTCGGCAGGAGAACAAGCAGAGTCCGACCCGGAACGAGAGGAAAGACTAAAGCGCGAGAGAGAAGAGAAGAAACAACTCTATATGGAGCACCCGACTATTAGTCTTAAAACAAATACGACAAACCCATTTGAAACGGTTGGTATGTCAGGTTACAACGCGATAATGATGGAAGATATTAGTTTTTGCGAATACATTAAGGAGAACAAGGACAATGTGATTTTTATTAACGAGAAACAGGTAGGCATGTTTGATAAATCTACTATACGCCCAATGATTTCAAATGAAACCCTGGATGAAACTAAGGTTGTATATCAATGTAAGGAATTATCCGAAGCATTTATACCTCATAACGAGAACATAATAAGCGGACCTATGTTGAATATGCGTATAATAGGTATGTTTGGATTAATGATACCCTTTGAATTCTTAGATGAGGTAGTTAAAGGAGAACACCAGATTTTTGTCATTGAAACACCAAATAATCAAAAGACGATTCCGATTGCGTCGTTAGCCACGCGTTTAGCCATGGGAGATAATGAGAGTGGTAGTGCGGTAGTAAGCGCGGACCATTGTCAGGCAGAAGTATCGATTCAGGTAGGTAATCTAAGTTATATCGAGAACAAGGTATTGTTGAATATGTGTGGCAAAACTGGTGGTAAAAAACGCAAAACGTATCGTAAAAAACAAAAGAAGACAAGACAGGCGAAGAAGAATCGAACACGCAAGAACAAGAAGAAGAAAAACTAATACATTTACCAAATATTTTTAGTATGATTGAGAACATTGACATAAAAATTACATAAACATATAGATATAGACACTATATGTTTGAAATCGTCGTGGCGTGTAATGAACGGATGGTTATAGGGAAAGATAACACGATACCATGGAATGTAAAGGAGGATTTAGCCATGTTTAAGACGTTAACAACCGGGCATATACTAGTAATGGGTCGTAAAACATATGAATCCTTACCCATAAAACCGTTAAAGAACAGATATAATATTGTTTTAACCTCAGAACCTGACAGATATGAAAGCAAGCACGATAACCTGGTATTCACAAACCATGAAAATCTGGATAATATCCTTAACAATCAAATGAAAAAATGGGGAGAACGAGTCTTCGTGATTGGCGGAAGTGATATATATAAATTGTTCGTAGATAGATGCGACAAACTTCATATTACGGTTGTGGATACAATGGTCGATGGAGATACGTATTTTCCCTATGCGTTACATGATTTGCGTACTATTGGTTTCAACTTAGCTAGTTCTAGTAATAAGGTATTATCCGTATCTGACAACGTTACATTTCAGTATCGCATATATTCCCGTTAAAAATTGATTGTTGTTATAATACTATTATTTGAGTATAATAACAACCCCTATTACGATGAATGAAGTCAGAGTAGTAACCAAGCCATATAATAAGTTGCCATATGAATTACAGCGATACGCATATTCGTTTATTTATCCAGATGTACGTTTATCGTGTGGATTTCCCGACGATGATTCTATTTACACATTAGTACGTGAATTGGTAGATACGTATGGTTCATTCATGGACGATGTAATCGTATTAGTAAGCGATTTATATTATAAATATTTCCCCGGTGAAACGGTCTATCATTCCGAAAACGAGTTGGTGATAAAATATCTATATCGTGTATTTGATAGAGATGAAAGAGGAAATCGTATGTATTGGTATGAAGAAACTGCCTCCACTGACTACAATGGTTTTATAACCGAATTAAGTAATAAAATCATTTATCAAAAAAAGAATGCTGGCAACAACAACGTACCTCTGTATAAACTATTGTCAAGCTATCAATACCACTTATCTCACTCGGATGAATATTACGATATGGTTATGAATGAAAAAGAGTGTTAGAGTGTTAGGATATACGGTCATATTTGTATAATTTGTATATTTTTTTGTCCCAAAAAATAGGGAACTAATTCGTCATTCCGATAATTATTAATGTATCGTATCTCGCTAATCCCCGACGCAATCAACAACCGACAACAAATCAGACACGGATAATGTGTAATGTATGCAACACTTCCATCACTCGATACTCCTCGCTTAGCACAGTCACATAAAGCATTTTGTTCTGCATGAAGAGTTGCTTGTTCGTGGTCGTCACGAACTATACTTTTGTGGATGCATCCTGGTAAGAACCCATTATACCCTTGACTTATGATGCGGTTGTCTTTTACTAATAAACATCCTACTTTTAATCGTTCACATGGGGAACGCTTCGAAGTAACTTGGACGATTTCTTTGAAATAGGTGTCCCAATCTGGTCGCGACATTGTTATGAGAATCCTATATAGTTCGTTAATGATATGTTATATAATTCATCTTTTATATTATTGTTGATTTTCAAATTATCTACAAAATGGTGTAAATCCGTCAAGGTTATATCCCCCGAATCACATACTCGTGTAAAGTCTTTTAATTTATCATACGCGTCGTTCATTCCATATTTGCGTAATATGGTTTGATAGGCTTCCGACAAAACCACTACATTTTTATGTAAATCTTCACTCATAACCTTCTTATTCGGTACAATCTTATCAAGCCCACTAAGAATGTTTTTCACTCCAATAATGCTATGTGAAAATGCGACTCCGACATTGCGTAATACCGTGCTATCCGTTAAGTCGCGTTGTAGTCTGGATATGGGTAATTTCCTTGACATGAATTCGAATAACGAGGTTGCTACACCCAGATTTCCCTCGGCGTTCTCAAAGTTGATAGGGTTAACCTTATGTGGCATCGTAGAAGAACCCACTTCATTTGTATTGACTGCTAATTGTAGATAATTTTTGAAGATATACAACCATACATCCTGGCACAAATCAATAAGAATGGCGTTTATTCGTTTGACACTATCAAATATGAGGCTCAAGTTCTCATAGTTGTCTATTTGGGTTGTGTATTGACTACGATAGCATCCAAACGATTCTACGAAATCGTCCGAGAACTGTTTCCAATTGATAGTTGGGTATGACGCAACATGGGCGTTGAAATTCCCAACTGCTCCACCGAATTTACACATATATTTGATATTTTTTACTTGTTTTATGGATTCGCTTAGTCTGTATGCGAAAACGTTCATTTCTTTACCGAAGGTGGTGGGTACTCCTGGTTGTCCGTGGGTATGACTCAACATAACAACGCCATTATATTGTGTATACATGTTATCTAGTTTCTTGATAATATCCATAATTAAGTTACAATATACATCATTTATAAAGTCTTTAATTAAGACTGGATAAACGACGTTATTGATGTCCTGAGAAGTAAGTGAGAAGTGAACGTAACTGCTATATTCGCCTATATCCATGTCTTCACATTTGGAATTAATATACATTTCGACTGCTTTAACGTCGTGATTAATCCGATTTTCTATTATTTTTATTTTTTCACATTCGTCTATATTGAAGTTGTCTGCTATGTCTGTCAATATTTTTATATTTGGTTTAGTATTTACGTGGTGTAATTGCGGTAAGGTCTGTATCAGTCTATGTAAATACCTTACCTCAACACATACGCGTTTTTTTTGTAGAGCATATTCAGAAAAATATTCGCGACAGCATTCTGTATATTTGGAATATCTTCCATCGCATGGCGAAATTAATAGCAATGGGTTCATTATGTATGTATACGCTACTATTTCTATATTTTTTGAAACGCAAACATACAATTTTGAATTTATGGTTGGGAACATAATTGATTGATGCCCTTTTCAAATGTCATATGAATGTCCCATCCTAACTGTTTTACCTTTGCGTTACTTATGTAGTAACGCTGGTCGTTGAAGGGGCGGTCTTCGATGTAAGTTATCCATTCATCGTAATCATCGGTGTTTTTAATCTTTTTAATCAGCAGTTTAGCAACGTCCAATACACTGTACTCCATATCGTCATCACACCCGATATTATAGATTTCTCCAATGGCACCCTTTTCCAATATAGTTTCAAATGCTCTAACGGTGTCTTCCGTATGCAAAAACGCTCGAACCGCACTTCCATCGCCTTGTATAGTCACCTTCTGGTCGTTTTGGAGTAACTGTATAAATCGCGGAATTAACTTTTCGGGATATTGATTTGGACCATATACATTATTACCACGGGTGATAACAATCGGCATATTATAAGAATGATTGTAAGACTGGGCTATTAATTCTGCGGATGCTTTGGTAGCGGCATATGGATTTGTAGGACACAAAATAGAGTGTTCCGTTTTATGCGATTCATTGATATTATTCATAGATTCTCCATAGACTTCATCTGTGGAAACGTGGATGAATTTGGTTAGTTTGCCGTATTTTCTACAACATTCCAATAAAACGTGGGTTCCTAAGATATTGTCTCGTGTGAATTGAAGCGAATCTTCAAATGAATTTTGGACGTGAGATTGCGCGGCAAAATGGATAACTTGTTCTATTTTATGTGAACGCAATATGTGAGTCATCAAATCTTCCGAACATACATTTCCCTTCACGAAGGTATAATGATTGCTTTTTCTTATGTATTCGTCCACATTTGCTTCGTCCGCACAATAATACATAGCATCAACATTGATGATGTTGTATTGATTTGTCTTTGCTATATGATTTATGAAA